GGGGATCTTCGCGGCGCAATCGTTCGCAATCCTTGGCCCCGACGGGAACTTGGTGGAAGGCACCGCCCGCCAAATGCAGATGGTGCGTGGTGCCATCCTGAAAGAATTCAAGGGGATCCAACAGGAAGTCGCCAACATCAATGGTGCGACTGCCAGTGAAATCTACGAAGGCTTCAATATCGTCCTGCAAAACATCAGCACCCTAGGCGAAAAGGGCACAACGGAAAATGCGGCCAAGCTGGCGACGCGAATCGCTGCCGGTATGAACACTTTGGGTGTTCCTGGTTTTCAGCTGCGCTCGGAAGTGAATGCTCTGATGATGGGCACTATCGATCGCAACGCGATGATGGCCACAAAGCTGGGCATCACCAATGAGGATGTGAAGCAGCAGCAGGCGCAAGGCACCTACTACGACTTCTTGATGAAGAAGTTGCAAAAGCTCTACGACGGTCAGAAGGTGCTGGCGTTGAGCCTGGCCAACGTCAAAAGCAACTTCGACGATGTGAATCAGGCCATTGCGTCTGAGGCGGGGCAGCCGCTGGAGCGGGACACCGCCACAATGATGCAATCCATCTTGGTCACCTTCAAGAACCTGCAGGGCAGCTTCACGGGATTTTTCAAATCCATCGCCGAGGCGGTGGGGCCGATCCTCAAGCTGCTGGGGCCAATCGTTTCAGTCTTCACATCGATTGGGGCAATCGCCTCGTCAGTGGGTCGGGTGATCATGGATGTGTTCGGCCTGGTCACGGCCACATTCGGCAAGCTGTTGCCCGCGCTCACCGTTGTGGCGCGAACGTTTGAAGTGATAGCAAAGGTTGTTCAGTTGCTGGCAGAGGTGATTGGGGCTGTAGTCAACCCAATCAAAGCGATGTTCAATGTCGACACTGATACGGCCACAAGTGGCGTCAATAGCTTTTTTGACAGCATGATCAGGGGTTTGGATACTGCTAGCAGCGCCATCGAATCCTTTAAGCAGAAATGGTCGGAAATGGTTCTCAGCGTTGGCCTTGCTGGTTTGCGAGGTACTATGAAACTGCTGGGTAGATCCGACAAAGTAATTCAAGAGACCGAAACCGATTACAAGGAGCGCTTCAAGTTGCAATCCGGCCTAACGGAGGCCGTTGAGCTGCGCAGCCTCAAATTGCCGCCCAACGTCACCAACTACCTGGAGGAGTTGAACAATCGGCTGGGTTCTGGGTCGGCGCGGGCGTTGAATATCAGCAAGGCTTGGGCTGACATCAAGCAGAAGGCCTACCAGAACGAAATCAAGGCACTGGAGCAGGGCCTGACCCTGATGAACAAGCAGAGGGAAATCGCGGAAGCCATGAGCGCTGTGGCCGCGGCCCGTCGCGCACTGACCGCTCGCGGCTACGAGCTGGGTGTCCAGGTGGCCGCATCGCCGGAAGCCAAAGCGCAGGCCGAAGCCCGGCTGGCCGATTTGAAGTTTCGCCAGGAGAAGGAAGCGATCTCGGAGCGCCGGGGAATCCTCCAGACCGAGCGGGAGCTGCAGCAGCGCCAGATGCTGATCCAGCAGACGCAGATCAAAATCCAGCAGGAGCAACTCAAAATCCAGCTGGCTGAGGCGCGGGCCGATCAGGTGCGTGTTGCCGAAGCCACCCAGGCCGCCATCAGAGCCCGGGGCAACACTTCCTTTCGCAGTCCAGAATGGATGGGCTTCACGCGTGAGCTCAATGTGCTCGCCGCCGAAGGCACCCGCAACGTGGCGCGCATCGCCGGTGCACGGGAGGCCCTGCGGCTCGCCTTTCAGGCCGAAGGCCAGCTGGGCACCATCAGCAGCCTTGAGGCTCAACGGCTGGGGCTGCAGGAGCAACAGCTCGACATCCAGGGCCAGTCGGCTCGCTACACCCGCGAACAGCAGGCCCTGCTGGCGCAAATCAGCGAGGCGGAGCAGACGATCACCAACAACCTCACCCGCGCTACCAACGAGCAGAACCGCAAGAAGCAGGCCCTGGAAAGCGAGAGCAACCAGCTCAGCCTCCAGAACACGCTGGCCGAGCGTCAGGAGCGCCTGCAAAAAGCTCAGTCCGACCTGTCCGTGACCCGTGCCAAAGCTGAAGTGCAGGCCGCACAGCGGCTGGCTGAGATCCAGGAGCTGCAGGACCGGTCCCGCAACGGGGGCGGAACCGCCTCGGTGATCGAGGCTCAGATCGCCGCGGCCGCGGCCGGCGTCAGCGGCATGGAAACCGCTGCTCAGGTGCAAGAGCGGCTGTACCGGGCCAAGGAGCAGCAGATGGCGCGCGAGCACGAGCTTCAGCAACGCCAGCTGGAGGTGCAGCAAAAACGGGAGGAGAGCGAAATCCGGATCAACCGGCTCAAATTTGAAAGCCAGCGGGTCGATGCTGCGCTGCAGCGGGCACAGATCATGGCGGAGATCGCCAGGCTCAGCCTGCAGCAGCAGCGGGATGCGATCAGCCCCCAGCTGGCCGGAGCCACCACCGTGCCGGGGCTGGGCAATGCGCAGGGCTCCGCAGCGGCCATCCCAGCAGGGGCTCGCACAGGACGGTCCCGCGATCCTGACGCTGAAGCCTCCGGTTGGGACATCGTGATGCCTGGCGGCCGAGGTGCCCCGGTCAGGGCCCCAGTGCCGCTCACAATTACCGGGACTGGGTTTCAAGGCCGCGGCGCGGGTGCGACGGGCCGCGGATACGGCAACTGGATCTCAGGCGAATTCCAGCTGGGGGGCAAAAAATTCGAGATGCTTCTGGGGCACTTCGATCGCATTGATGTTGCCCCTGGAATGCAAATCCCTGTGGGCGGCCAGATCGGGACGCAGGGCATCACTGGCCGCACATTTGGGACCCATGTCACCACCCATGTCAACCCGAAGGGGGGGGCCAGCGTTGCTGACGCCTGGGGAGCACTCGAAACCATCACGCAGACATGGGAGCGGGGTGCTGCGGCCGGGCGAAATGGCGTTGCTATCGGCAGCGGCACCTCGACAACCCAGGCCGCGGCTAACGGCGCCGTGGTCACCAGCACCGCCAACCAGGAAGAAAGCCTGCGGCAGCAGCTGAAGGCCGTGGATGAACGCGATCGCTTGATTGCTGAACAAATCAAATCAACAGATGACCTCAATCAAACGCTGAAAGATCGCTTCAGCCTTGAAAAGGAAAACCTCAGCGAACAGCAACAGTCCGACCGGGCTCAGCTTGCGTTTGAACAGGCAAGGGCCCAGCTCACCGCTCAGGTCATGAAAACCCCTGAAGGGCGCCTGGCAGTCGCTGCCAGCGATGCGGTGAGCGGCAGCATCACTGGCTCCGTGTCTGGCGCGCTGCAGGCCCTGCTGAGCGGAGGCGATGCCCAACAGGCAGTCAGCAGCGCTTTGGCTCAGGTGGGCCAGTCGCTGATGCAGGCCACGCTCGACTCCCTGCTCAACCCGCTGATGCAGCAGCTGCAGGGGAACCTTGTGAAGATGGTCACCGGAGTCGACATCCAGGCCGGTGCCCAGCAGGCAGCAGCGGCGTCGCTGCAAACTGCTGGAGGCACGCTTTCCACTGCTGGTGCGCAGCTGTCGACCGCTGCGCAGGCCCTGATTGCCGGCGCAGCGGGAGGCGCTGGCCAGGGTGGTGACCTGTTTGGATCGGTGCTCAAGAAGCTGCCTGGCCTCTTTGGTGGCATGAGCGATTTTTCGGCCGCCTTCTCCGGCAGCAACCTGCTGGACTTTGGCGGCGCCATGGATCTACCCGCGCTCGTCTCCACATCGGCAGCCCCCTCCTTTGCCCAGGCCTTCACCTCTGGCATGGCCGGCGGTGGTGAGATCCAATACGGCCTCGACTACCTGGTGGGCGAGCGAAACGCCGAGATCGTCAGGTTCAACCGGGCCGGCGGCCGGGTCTACTCCAATCGAGCTCTGACCCAGGCGCTTGGCGTGCCGTTCCAGCGCACCCCCGGCGGCGGCGCCGCTGTTGCAGATGACCTTGGGGTGCCGTTCCAGCGCGCGCCAGGGGGCATCCCATTCCTCAAGCCCATGGCCGCAGGCGGCCGCGGCGCCGCTGGCGCCATGGCTGGCCCCAAAGCTTTGCGGGTGAGCGTCGACACCCAGGTGATCAACGCCGTCGAGTACGCCACGGTGGAGCAAGTGCGCCAGACCGCCGAGGCCTCGGCGGCGGCCGGGCGAGAGATGGTGTACCACGATCTGCGGAACAACCCCTCGATCCAGCGCAGCCTGGGGATGGGCTGATGATCGAGATCTGCGCCTACATCTCCTTCCAGGCCAATGGCGCACCGGTTCCCGGCTACGCATGGCAGAACCTGTTTGTCGGCGAAACCCGCATCTACGACGGCCGACCCCATGCCTCGATGGGTTTCCGGATCAGCGATTCGGCCGGCGCCCGCGGCGGCGATCGCGCCCAGGGCCGCCTGACGATGAATCGCAACCAGCTGGCGCTGAATGTGCTGGCCGAGGCCAGGGCCAATCGCTGGCGGCTTCGCGCCGATGTGGTGCTGTGCGACGTGGCATCCAAAGCCGATGTGCGGCTGCTGTCGCGGCATCTCTGGCGACTGGGCCCGATCGAGCGGCGGGAAATCATCACCGTCACCCTCACCTCGCCCCTGGATGCCCTGCGCGGCGATGCACCCCGCCGGCGCCTGACCACCGACCTGGTGGGCCAGGTGCCCGCCACCGGCCAGATTTTCCTCGCCTGATGGCCATGCCACAGCACGCAACGCAAAGCGCACCGTGGCTCCGCTATCTGGGGCTGCCCTACCGCTGGGGGGGAGATCCTGACCGCCATGGCGGCACCGATTGCCTGCGTCTCACCGTGGCAGTTCTCGGCCTCTACGACGCACCCAGGCCGGCGGCGATCAAGCCGGAGTGGTACGCGGCGGCCGGCCGCGGCCGCTGGCACCCCCTCTTGAAGGAGCTGGCCACCATCAGCGAACCGGTTCCGGGCGCCACCCCCCTGGACGTGGCCTTGTTGGCCGGCGGCGCGCCGATCGCTTTAGGGGTGTGCGTGGCAGGGGGAGTCCTTACCACCTGCCAAGGGCACGGCGTGCACTGGCGGCCCTTGGCGGCATGCCAGATCCGCCGGTGGTTTCGGTTCCTGCCGCCTGCACCCAGCACTCCACGGCCCAACCTGATCTTGTGACGAAGCATCCCGGCCTGCTCCCTGGCGACGCCTACCTGGCGCACCTGCTCGGCTGGAGCGAAGACCAGCTGTTGCGATACCAGCTCGAACGGCAACAGGCCGCGGCGCGCGAGTGGGAGCAGACCCCACCGGTTGCCACCTGCGATCCCGGCACGCTGTCGGTGATCTCGCTGGTGACCAGCGTCCTGTCGGTTGGCTACACCATCCTGTCGGCCCTGCTGGCGCCACGGCCGCGTCAACCCGGCCAGGTCAGCAGCAGCCAGCGCCAGGGCGACAACATCACCGATGGCGCGCGCTATTCGCCCCGCCCGGGATTCGATTCGAGCCAGGAGGTGGCGAGGCTCGGCAGCGTGATCCCGATCACGTTCGCCCGGCGAGAGTTTCTGCCGGCCCTGAACGGCCGGCCCGCAGGCTGGTACGGCGGCTGCCGCGTCGATCTGGGCCTGGTGTGGTCGCAGCTGGTGCCCGTCGATGGCTCCCAGCTGTTCCGCGGCGTCTACGTGCTGGGCGAGGGCCCCATGGCGGAGATTGACCCGAACGGCTTTGCCATCGGCAACAACCCTCTGCGCTCCTACGACCTCGGCACCGCTGGCGCCAATGAGGCCGCGGCCCGCATGACCATCTACGCCCGGTTGACCGGTGGCCGCATCCGCTCAAGCGATCGCATCGCCGGGCGGTTGGCGATCAACGACATCGGCAACATGGAGAACGCCGGCGGCGGCGACGTCTTTCAGGTGCGCAGCACGGGCGGTGTGATTCGCCCCGATGCCTGCGCTGCCGCACGGCCCAGCAGCTCAACCGCCTGCGGCCTGTTTGCCACGCTCGGCAATGGCCTTGGCCTGCGGGTCAATCCCCAGTTGCGGCCGACCCGCCAGATGAATCTCAAGCCCATCGGAAGCACCGGCAACCAGCTGATTGACCCGGTGGACGACCCTGTTGCCCTGGGTGCGATCTGGAAGGCTCGGCGGATGTGGTCCGGCCGCAGCGGCATTGTCATGACGTCAACTGGTGTCACCAGTGGTGCAGCGTTCTTGAATGTTGGTGACACCTTTGACTATTTCCTGTCAAATAGCAGCGATGCATTGACCAAGCTGGTTTTCTTCCCGCTAATCAACACGGACTGTGAGTTGGGAGTTGGACATAGCGAGAGTTGTTCTGATGTGGCGGCAACGATCAGCGGAAGGCAGCGCAGCGCAGATGATGCATTGAAGGTGGGCGAGCTGTTTAAGACCGGCAGTTGCTTGGCGGTGCTGGAGCAGCGCATCCCATCCGATCGTCTGTTCATTTCTGATGCTGACAATCAGCCGGTCGGCGGAGGTCAAACCGTCACGGCTCGTTTTCGTGTCGTGCGGGCTGGGCTTGTTTATGTGACGCCATCAGGAGAAATCAATCCAGCCGGAACCGGCACCGATCAGTTTCCGCCGCCTGTCAACATCTTCAGCCTGTGGGACTGGACCGTGGTTGATCCTGGCCCCAGATACGCCACGGGCACCAATCGCCCACATCTGCACCGGTGCGCGATCGCCGATTTCACACTGACCAAGCCCGCGCGGATTTTGGAGATCGGGATCCGCAGCACCCTGGGGATCAGTGGCAGCGGGTTCACCAATCTGCGCCAGGCTCCAACGCTGAAGCTCATCAATGCGCTGGCTGGGGGTGAGCTGGATGGCTTTGTGCTCGCTGCTGGCCAGAAGCTACAGTTCTCGACATTTCAAAGCGGCGCCAGAAACTTCAGCGAGGAACGCTATTCGTTTGTTCGCATCAGCTACAGAGCCGAAAATTCAACCACATTTGTGGAGCTTCCTACTATCTATGGCGTGCGAGGCCTAACGCAGCAGTCGCAGACCAACGGACTACAGCTCGAGCTGCCCGCTGTCGCACGCTGCGCTCAGGTTCGCCTCGAACCCCTGAGCGGCTGGGAGATCCGCTCTGGCGCTGCCAGCGGCCTGCTTGCCGTGCTTGACAGCCGCATGAGCACCTGGCAGACCGTTGTCGACGGAGGCTGCATCGTCCGCTACCTGGGCGAAGCGCCATTCGGTAGATCCCAAGACCGATTTGGGCTCAACTCAATCGAACCTGACGGCAAAATCGATTTGGGCCTGGGCTACAGCGATGGCAACGCTCTCACTGACCTGTGGGGGAAATTGGCGGAAGTCTTCGTCTACGACGAAATCCAGACCACAGCCGGTCAGGCGCCAGAGCACGAAATCGCCTTTGTCAACCTCGTGGAGTTCAACGCCTCGACACCCACCTACAGCGGGATCGCCGGAGTGGGCATGAACATCCGTGCGGCGCTGGAATTCCAAAGCGTGAATCAGCTCTCGGCGCAGGTGGTCGGCGGCCACATCGCGCCGCGCTACATCGAGGCCAGCAACGGGCCCACCCATCTCCTGCCAGATATTTTCGCCCGGCTGGCCCTCAGTCCGGAGTTCGGGGCCGGTCAGGACGTCAAGGCCGAGCAGATCAATGCTCCCAGCTTCCTGGAATCGGCGCAGTGGTGCTTCTCCAGGCGGTATTTCTTTGATGGGACGCTGCCACAACCGCAGAACCTGCGGCAATGGGCGGCAGATCAGGCCGGCTTGCACTTGCTGGCGTTCTACGAGCTCAACGGCCAGTTCTATTTCAAGCCAGCACTGACGTTTGACCCTGTACGCATCGTTGATCTCTTCACTGCCGCCAACATCAAAAAGGGCACATTTCAGAGCACTACCAGCGACGACGACCAGCGCCTCCCAATTCAGGTCAGTGGCCTGTATCGAGAGGAGCGCAGCAACGATGACCTCCTTACCCCCGGCGTGTTTTCGACGGTGCGCGAAATCACGATCCGCGAAGCCACTGCCAGCGACAGCGATCCGGTGGAGCCGTTGGATTTGCAGCTGAGCTGCACCAACCGCTGGCACCTGATCGACGCGGCGAAATACTTGATCCGCTGGCGGCGGCTTGTGGGCGACCCGATCAGCTTCGAGACGACCTACGCCGGCGTGCTGAGGCCGATCGCGCCAGAGGACCACATCGCCGTGGCCTACGACGAGGCCCTCAATGACCTCTACAGCAACGGTGCGGTGCTGGATGACGGAACCTTGGTGGCATCCGAGCCGCTGCAGGACGGCTCCTATGAGGTGTTGGCCTGGGATGGCACCACGCCGCCGGGGCCAACGCTGCAGACCCTGGTGGTGAGCTCCGGCGGCCGCAAGGGCAATCTGCTGGGCAGTGTCTGGACTCGCACTGCCCCACCCCAGGTGCGCACCTACCGGGTGATGCGGGTCACCCCCACAGACGATGGTCGGCTGAGAATCGAGGCGGTGCTGATGCCCACCGACGAAACGGGCCGACTGCTGCTCTGCCAGGATTGGGATGAGCCGAGCGCGTGGGTGATCCGCGGCTGATGGGCATTCCCTTCCCTGCCATTGAGCCCACAGGGTTTTCGTTCACGATGCCGCGGCATCCCGTCACCAGTGCGATGTCTGAAAACGGCATTGAGGACCACCGGCTGTGGGGCACGGTGGCGGTGGGGGGCCAGCTCGACCTGGAGTTCGAGAACATCCGCACCGCATCGGCCGTGGCGATTCTGCAGACCTTTGACCTCAGCTATTCGGGGGTGTTGGTGCTTGATCTGCCAGCCATCCTGTTTGCGGGGGTGAGCGCAGAGGATCGGGCCTTCATCGATTCGGTCACCACCGAGAAGGGGTTGGGTTGGTACTGGCCCGTTGGCCAGAACGCGCCCACGCCTCGTGCGTCGCTCAAATACCGCCTGCGCTGCAGCCTGCCTGTTCAGCTGCAGGCCCGGTTGCAAAGCTCATTCTGACAAGGCTGGCCGCGGCCCTGCCTAGCCTCCGAGCAGGGCATCACCTGTGGCCAGGATGGCGGTTCGCAACACCACCCAGACCGACGTCTACTGGAATGGCGCCCTGGCAGGGAAGATCACCGACATTTCGGTTACCGTGTCGAGGGACAAGCTGCCGACCACCGGGATTGGTCAGGCGGCCGCAACAAAGGCCAAGGGGCTGAGGGAATCGCAGATCAGCTGCACCCTCCTCTACGACCCCGACAATGCCGCAGCGGTGGCCATGGCCAACAGCATCTGGGATGACGGAGAAGATCTCGACAATCTGCGCATCGTCACGAAACGCGGCTCGACCCGGGGGGATTTCACCATGGACGTTCTCACCGCCTCCCTGGGCGCGCCGATCCGGGTTCGCGAGCTGATCAGCTGCTCCTTGAGCCTCGAAGTGAATGGCGACATGAGCGGCCGTTTCTGAACCATGGCGATCGACGGCCAGATCGGCACGCTCACCCTGAGCCGCAGCTGGCCACCGCCAGTGCTGCTCACCGATGAGGGGATCGATGCACCAGGCCGTGTGGTGCGCTTGCGGTTGGAGGAGCCCGGTTTTCTCAATGGCGATGAGGTGCTGCTCACCGCGCCGCTGGGATTGCCGATCGACGTTCTGGGCACCGGCTATGCCAACTGCCCCGATGGCCACAGCTTCTGGGGCGACTTTGCGTCCAGCGGCCCGGCAACTCTCCACCGCATCGGCAACGACGCACCCTTCTGGGGCCCAGACGACAACGCCACCTTCTGGGAGCACCCAGGCACCGTTGGCATGGCCCAGCAGGCCACGGTGTTTATCAACCGAGACGCGCTTGAGCGCGCCACCTTCTACAGCCTCGAGGTGGCCGCCGTGAACGGTGGCGAAACCTGTCGCCTCCCCCTGCGCCAGGTGGGCTTTGATCGGCTGATTGTCAGCATGGCCAGCCATCGCAGCGGCTACGCCGATGCACTGCTGCAGCTGGCGCTGTCCATCCCGCGCCCCGAACAGCCTGAAAGCCTCCTGGCGGATCTGGTCTCAGACCTGCCTGAGGAAATTGAGCAGGCTGGAGCTGATGCAGACGAGCGGGGCTGGAAACGGCAAGCCGATCTATCGGGGTGGGAACTCGAGAGCGATCCCGGGATGCTCGATCACGGGGCCATCGGCGAAGCCTTTGGCTCGGTGGTTGCCAGCCAGGCCTCAGGCGCTGGATCGTTCTCCGGCGAGGTGAGCAACACTTGGAGCCCAGGGGTCAGCCCCATTGCAGCGATGCTCAGGCTGCAGCTGCTCACCCGCCATGGCAGCACCGGCACGATCCGCCTCCTGGTCGCCAATGGGCTGGAGGGGCATTCCAACGGCCATGCCTTCATTCGCGAGGAGTGCCTGTTCTACGAACTGGACATCGCCCTCACCAAAACTCGGCTATCGGCGCAAGCCGGCGACACGATGAAAGTCACCGGGCAGTTTGCTGCCGTCGGCGATATTCGCCTTGTGATCGCCGATCGGACGCATCCCTTGTGCGAGATTGCGCCTGCCTAGCCTGCTGAAAACCGCAGCAGCTTGTGGCTCGCCTCCACCTCGCCAATGCCGTTGCTGGCATCCGCAACGCCTTCGGCGCCGG